TCCGGCAGCCTCATACCGTCCCAGGTCGACGGGATGTTCGTTGGCAGGCCGCCATTGAGGCGCGGGTCATTAACGGTCATTGACCTTTCCGTCGATCTAGACCCATCACGGTTGCGAATTATTGGCCGCGCCAGATCAATAAGATCGCCATTAGAATCAACGGCAAAGCCAGCGAGGCGAGACAGCATCCTATTCGACGGAGTGCTCGCCGGAATTCCATCAATTCGACCTGATGCTTCTCTTGCGTTGTCATAAACAACGTCTCTTAATTTATTTCTAGGCATTTCCGACCTGGCTCTTAGCCTTAGCGGCCTGCGCAATGTTCTCAAGGGTTTCGGATCGAATTTTCTCTATTTTCGCCTTCATTTCATCCAATTGCATAGCCTCGACTTGAGCAGCCTTTTCAGCCGCTGCCTGTGCGGCCTCGGGATCTTCATTGCCTCCGCGCATTTTCTCAAGAAGCACCTTCTTATTCCGTAGACTTGACGCCTCAATCAAGAGGTCTGGAGGAATTGGAACACCAGCGCCCGCTAAAGCGGCTATTTCGCTGAACTGTTCCTGTTGGATCGTCGGTATATCCGGCGTTTCTTCCATAATGATGTCGACGTCCATCTCCGAGACCATATTACGCTCTTCGGCAACGCCATTAAGGCGCGGGTCATCTGGCCCTATGCCCATTTCGCGCATAATCGCTGCCTGTTGATCGGGCGTGCCTTCCGCCAGCTTCTCGCCTATCGTTACCTGCTGATTCAGGCCGACAAACTTCAGATTTTCCTCGGTGTCTGTGACGCGAATCCATTTGGGCGCCGTCCAATATTGCCGAATACGGTTCCAGATCGCCCTATACACTCGCAAATCTAGGTTCCTACGTGCGTCTAAAAGCGGCGTTATTTCAACCATTCCGCCCTGCTGGGATGCTAACACTGCTTTCCCGGATAAAGCGTGTGTTTGCTTGCCTTGAAGCGGCGCATTGACACCCATCAAGTCAAGCTCACCTTTAGCCTCTCGGAGCAACATCAAATTGCCTTCGGCCATGTCAGTCGTAGGCAGAATGTTAAATTCATCCGGCTCCGCAACAATCACGCCGTCCGGCTTAGCAAGCTCTGTTCTAATTTGACGCTGCTTATCAGCTATAGCGCCGCCTATCCGAGACTGACGCACGTTTAGAAGGTGAAGGGCCTTCGAACGGCGTTTGTTAACCTCATCCTGGGGGCTTACCATGTCCCGAACCACGCCATACCGCTCGTTGTCGCGGTTTACGTATAGCGACTGCGCGATCAATGGGTTTTCGGGGTTACCGTCTTCATCCATAAACGGCACTGCAATAGGATCTACGAGAGCGCCCCCCTTAGTGATAATCGCAGTATGCCATACGCCATCGTCTATGTAGTAAATGTGCACCACGCGCACCCGTTGGCGCCTAGAGTCCGACCAGGTAGTTCCTGGCCTGTCGTCATAAGTGTCTGTTTTCGATGAGTCGACGCTTGCAGTGATCTCGCTTTCTTTGCCTTTAAACCGCTCACGGGCTCGGTCAAGGTCCATCCAAATGACGCCGCCCATGTACCGCGCGTCTTTAAAATCATCTTCCGAGGAATGCGGATCGTAGAAGAACCTATCCCAAGCGAACCGCCTCACAACACATTCAAATTCGTCGCCCTTGGCTTTCACCGTTATTTCTACGGCACCAATTCCCTCGACCCACATTTCTTCAGTCGCCTTGGACCGAATGCGGTCATAGCCGTTATTGTCGAGCACGAACCGAATAGCATCCGTTGCTGCCTCCGCCGCTTCACCATGCACAGGTGTTCGGGGAAGTGCTTTTGGGTCGGTCCGAGACTGCGCCTCAACGCCTTTTAGATAATTAACCTGCCGTTTTATTCTATTAATTGTGATAACTGGCTCTTTACGCTTGTTGAGCGTCTTTACTTCGTCGGCGGTCCATTGAATTCCATCAACGTAGTCACGATCCCTCTCGGATTTCCTCCGCGCGGATATCGTGGCGTCCTCAGACGCCTCAAACCACTGTATCAAAGTATCAACCGTGATGGTCATAGAGCCGTTTTCCAATTTCCGTCATCGCCGCTATCTCGGTCGAAGGCATCGTCCCATCGATCGCGCGGCTTGTTCAATTTATCACTGTGCTGCCCAATAGCCGGGTGCATTTCGTCCAGCACCAAACCCATGAGCGAAGCCATGTCCACTGCGTCGTCTAGCGCCCCGGCAGGGAATTTTAATAACTGATCGACAAGACGTCGGCCCCAATCATCGTTTGGAACGTAAAACTTGCCCATTGCTGTTCGCCCTTGCAAACCACGAGCCCTGATAACCTTGTCTCGGGTGCTCGCAATCCACTCTAAGCGGCAATACGTCTTTGTCTCTCGCATCCTCTTTTTTAGAAATGGTTCGACTGCCCGGCGGATTTGTCCGGCCTCGCCAAACCACACTAACGGTTTGTGTTTTCGAATTAGCTTTAGTTTCTGGTCGATCCAGATGTCTGCTTGAGCCTGCCCATACCAGCCTTCAAGAGCGTACAAATCGTCGTTCGGGTCCACCCCGAATATTCCATGTTCGGTGTAATCGCCGTCATCAGCCGTCACGCCGTAATCTGACGATCCATATTTCCTTAGATGCTTCGGTGGGTTTCCGGCATCATACCAGTTAAACCACTCGCGTTTGAAGAATGTCCCCTCGTCCGGGGATGGTCGTTGCTGAAAAAGCGAAGCCCAATTTCGTGGGCTTTGCATTTTCTCATGGTCCATCAAAGTCGGGCCAAGGTACTCAGGCCAAAGGATATCCCCCGGACTGCGCCCTAAAGGGTCTCCATCTTCAGCCCGTGCAGGCAGACATAAAACATACCACTCAACCCCTTGCCTGCTCGTAACCCAGCCAGTCTTATTGTCGAAGTCTTCAGGTAATATCCGCCCCACTGGATCATCTTCATGCCAGCGAGTTAGCACGATAATTTGCCAGGCTCCGGGCTTCAGCCGCGTCATAAAGTCCGATTCATACCAGTCCCAAGCGTTTTGGCGGGCCGTCGAGCTATCAGCATCCTTACGTCCCTTAATAGGGTCGTCTATTAAACCTCCGTCCGCTCGTCGTCCTGTAACAGCCCCGTCAACGCCACACGCAAAATACTCGCCTCCGTGGTTCGTCTCCCACTCTCCTTTGGCCTTAGAGTCATCGGACAAAGTAACTCCGGTAAAGATATCGGAGTAATCCCGTAGGGCTACGATATTACGCACGCTCTTACCGAATTTCGTCGCTAGATCGCCGCTATAACTGGCGGCTATTATGTTTTTCGTCGGGTTCCTGCCTAAGAACCATGCAGGAAACATCTTAGAACAATACGTGCTCTTTGCTGACCCCGGCGGCATAAACACCATAAGTCGACGAATTTTCCCAGATTCAACCTCCATTAACCGATCACACAGCACACGGTGGTGCAGCGCAGGCGGCTCATCAGGATTGATGTATTCAGTGAACCGCGCTAGATGGCGTTTCGCCTGTTCGTGTTGTATCTGTGTCAGATTCGGCGGCTTCAAGGATGGTTTCGAGTTTGTCAAGGGTTTTATCATCCAATTTTGACAGGTCGTATTTGTGGCTATGGTTAACGTTGCCGTTCATGGTCACTCGGCTACGGTCGGCGTACTTCTCTGGGCGCCTTCCTTTAAGGCCGAAAATCAACAGCGTGTCGGAGTACTCTCGAACGAACGCTCCCGGCTCACCTTGATAGAACCCTGTCGGCTTCTCTACTCCTTCAACCGCACGCCGCCAAAGCTCATCTTCCATTCTGTCGGTTCCGGCGTCCTCAGCAGCAAGCCATTCATCCGTAAACTTTTGGTCCGTCCTCCGCCATAGGTAAATGGCACTGCGGGAAACGCCTAAGTCTCTACAAGCCCGAGAGACGGACGCGCCCTCCTCAAGCGCTTTCAGGAAGCCGTTTTTAACTGTCTGTTGCCGTGCCCGGCTTGCTTTCGTCGGCGTGCCCTGGCCTAGCTTTTTTGAACCGGCCATTATTCATCACTCCTGTACTTTGCCGCCCCTGTAAGCGCACACATTTCACTATTAGACAGGCTCATTTCCCGTTGAATTTCATCTGACGACTTGCCAAGACGCCTCAGCGCAATGGCGGCGCCCCTTTTCTGTTCACTAATATCAGGCGAGTCTTTAGGAGGCATCGGCCTGCTTACGCTTGCTCATCGGTCCCTTGCCTTCCAGCGGAATGTGAATTTTTCAGTATCGTTCTGGTTCGTGGCAACAGTAACGATTCCATCGCCGTCCTTAGTGACCTTAATAGTCAAAACACTCGTAGAATTGCTAGGAGTGCCTACAATCGACAGGCCGTTTTCAGCGGCCCATGTTGACGTCCCCGAAATAAGGATCTGAGCACCCGCAGCGGTTTTACCC